CATAGATGCCACACCAAAAGAAGTGTCCCACTTGTTCTTGCCAGTAAAGTGTGAATTCAGTTGCGTACCGTAACCTGCTAAGAAGTTTCGTAGATGGTCGTCCAGCGCATACGCTTTCTGATGGGCATTGATTTCGATACGCAATTCCTGAGGGCGGTATTTCTCCACCCAATCTTCGATTAAATTTTGAATCTTCTGTGGAGAAGGGTCTGTCATATTGACAGCATCTAGCACATAGATTTTTCCGTCAGCCTTGTTGTATGTACAGACTACGGCTCCTGTTGCACCTGCCATAGCAGGGTCAAGACCAATGATGGTGTAGCCCTCAACGTGACGAGGATGTCCTGGGTTACCCGCCTTTAGCGGTCCTCTTTTTCGCATTCCGTTGACTGAGCCAGCCACACAGGTTGGAGAGAATATCGAGTCTTCCTGGACGTCTTCTTGTTGGTAGACCATAGCCCAGACAGATGGCGCCACCTCAGAGCGGCGCGTAAAGAGAGCGGGTCCATCCCATTTCGGATAAAGTCCGTCGGCATCAGGTTCGTCCACATCTCCTTCGGGTCTATCAGTTTTAGCCCAAAGGGTTTTCCAGTTTGCAGGTTTTTCGTCAAACTCAAGAACGGCTGGCATAGCCATATAGGTGAAGGGTGATTTGCCACCAGTCCACTGTGAGCCATCCCGTAGCATCTTGTAGAGGTCAATCGGTGAGACTCTGGTACCTACGATGATAAGTTTACCGTAGCGTCCAAGACGGGTGATAACTTCCTTCTGAAGCCATTCCATCTGCTTTTCCCACTCGTGGGCGTTAGAACCCATCACAGCGTCATCGACAATAATCAAGTCGGCACGAGCACCGTAAATCTGGGAACCAAGTCCTAGTGCTTGAACTGTTGGGTCTTTTTCGCCACTATCGCGTCCTGTACCCAAATAAATCATATCTGCAGACCACGTAGTGGCGTCTGCCTTATATCCGCCATTTGGACCAAACGCAGTCTGCAGTTTAATAAAGGCGGGGTGGTTAAGACGAGTCTTAATTGCACCAAGGAACTTGCGTGCCATACCCTGAGTCTTTGAGACAATGATGACTCGTGAGTTAGGGTTGGTCACAATCTTGTAGACCACGTAGTTGGTCGTGATGACGGTAGACTTTGCGTGCTCAGGTGGCACGTTCACGAGCACTCTGTTGGTAGCCCCTGGCTCGTAGGTCATAGCAGGGTGTATCCAGCGCGGCTCGCGCCCCTCAATCAGGTCAATCCAGTTGAGGTGGTGAGGAAACATCTTAGTATCTAAGAACTGCTCACAAAAGTCTGGGAAGGAGATTTCCTTCAGGTCGCCTAAGTCTGCGATAACACCTTTACCGACCAGTCGGGCTTTGTCGGCTCGTTCCTTGAACTCAGGTTCGTTCATTGTCCACTGGCGGAAGGTGACGTCGTTGCGTCCCACAGATGCCATAGCGGCGGTAATGGTCGAACCTTGTTCTAGTTGGAGTAGAACTTTCTCCTGCGCCTCGCGCTTGGGGATGTTCTGAATTCCTGGCTTGCGTCCCATAGGTGCCCCCTAAAGTTGCCCTCTGTAGAGGTTATAAAACGATGTATAAACGGTACCCGTTAGACGGCATAACTGTGGTAACTGTTAATTATATATTATATATATTAAGGATTAACCGTAGAGCAAACGGAGGTTAATCCGTTAAAGATTATTATTAATCTTTACATATAAGATAACCCGTTCAAAGTACCAAAACCGAACACTTAATATCAATATATTTTTAAATATTTTTATAAGGGGGGCTAATATATATAAAAGCCCTGGTCAGGGCGCATTTAGCGAATATAACAGAAAATTATGATGGGAGTATATATACAAGTAAGTAAGGCAGTTAAACAACCCTACGGTCAAACATACCTGACAGAGTTAGATTAGGCGAACCCTAACCCTTAACGGGAGGGTGAGTGTCTTATATATAACTATAATCCCGCAGAGTTGCGGGTTTAAATGCCAGAACTTGGCAAGGAACTAAGGTTATGGATGCAATACGAGATAGGTGACTATCCCCCTGCCATATTCGCGGGGTCTAGTCTTTTAGAATTCGGGCTATGAATTAGGGGAAGATAGTTGAACATTCAACTACTTACACCCTCTTGAATTGTCGACTTATCGACACACCTAACCCTTGAACAGGTTCCGCGAGTGTGATGTAACTCACACAAAATAAGCGTGTCGAATGCTTGACAAGTACCTATTGAGCGTGAGAGAGTTATCTCACAAGGGCAACACCGCCCGATTAAGACAGGAGAACGCAGAGATGCTCACAGCAACGGGAACGATTCGCAATCAATGGAACAGGGACGAGGTGGGAGAGTTCTCTCACGATTTCGCAAGAGTGGACGCACTAGAGGACTTTTTAGCCTATAACCGCGCCTACATCATCACCCTATCATTCACAGGAAAGTTTACACGAGAGGAAGACAACTAATGACACCGACAGGGCTAGCACTAAAGGTTACAAACAAGGACGGGAAAGAGTCTTTCCCTTGTTACGAGGCTTTTGGGTGGGACAGGGTTAACCAGATAATCGCGAACACCCTAGAGATTGAACACGTTCTAAAGGTTGAAATCGTAGATATAAACGTCCTACGATAGGACAACAGCCCCCGCCTAGCGGGTACGGGTTCACAATCCGACGGGGGCACTAGGTAGGGAGTTCCTACCTTGCAAGACCCAAGACAGGAGAACGAAAGAATGGCAAAATATTTTGAAATCGGTTTGGATAAGTTCGGGTTTTACATTGAGACCCGCTTAGTAGACTTATACATAGACAATAGAGGCTTAGCCCTAGGCGTCGCCGTAATCGTAGCCCTACGAGTTCGCAAGGTTCTTAAGACACGCAAGGCGGGCAAGTAATGGAACTTACCGCAGAAGAATGGGAACTAATTTTAGGCGGGCTTGGAAGCCTGACCCAAGATAACCGCTACAGCGCGAACAGACAGCACGAAGCGCAGATTTTAGCCAAAAAGATACGCACAATGCAGGAGTGAGGCAACTCACAGCCCGCCACTCTTGACAGAGGGCACAGGGAGCGAGACCCTAGGCGGGCACGGGTAGGAACCTACCAGAACGACAAAACGACAGGAGAGCACAGAAATGCCAGCACTAAACCAGAAAGACGCGGAGCACTACATAGCAAAACGCAGACAATTCACAGCATCAGCTTTGCGCGGTGATTACTGCAAAGGATGGGTACCTGATGCGGGACGTCTAAACGCTGAAGAGTACACAAAATTAGACCAAGCAGCCCGTTACGATTCAGAGTGGGTCTATGTAGTTTGGTCATATGACACCCCAATCGCTTGGCACGACTCAGAGGGCTGGTATGTAGTCGCGCAAAAGTTCAGCCAGACAACAAGCAAGCACCAGAACCTTACCCGTCGCGCTATTGCCGAGAGTTTGCAGGGGGCGACAGTATGACCGCCTTAATTCTAGCCGTGGCACCTCTTGCCTTGCTATGTATTGCGGGCATACTATTAGACAACGACCTAACGACAGGAGAAAATTAAAATGGCACAACTTTTAGAACTTATCAACACAGACTCAACAAACGCCCTGAGGGCTTGGTGTTTTGGTGAAGCACTCAGAACACGAGACCGCGACGCGTTGCGTCTGTGGCTCTCCGAATGGGAGAAGAGCGACGCGAGAAAGACAGGAGAAAAATAAAATGCAAACCAAAATGGAAGACCTTCACCGCCTTGTTGCGGTGCTTGAAGAGTTAGTAAAGCCACTCTTAGAGGGCGAACCTATAGAGGCGACGTACGAATCCAACAAACGCCCGCACCTAGTTTTACAAGAGGGAAGCAAAACCTACGGGCGAGCCTTTCGGATTTTCTTCTCTGGCGGTAGTAAGTACGGTTCGGGACACTGGGAGCCACGCGGGTTCAGCGATTACTTAGGCGGAACCAAGGCAGAGGCGGAGCGAACTCTTCGGAGTTTAATTTCGGGAATTCGTACGGGCTTGATGATTGCAGAGAGGGGCAACGAGTGAACGCCACAGAAACCAAGCCTTACACAGTCGAGCAATTATTAAATGAGATTTACGAAGACAACTATTCACACCTAGAGTTCGAGTGGAATATGGGCGGGGAGCCTTGCGAGTGCAAAATCTGCCTAACAATGCAAACTATAATCAAATACAGGGGTGAGTAATGCCAATTTGTGGAGATTGTTTGCGACCTCTTAACGAGTGCCACCACGGGCAAGAGATAAGGCGGAAGTGTTAGCCCTTGCGCTAGCCCTAACCCTTACTCTTCCCGTCGCGGTGGACGGCGACACGATACAAAGCGGAGAGTCTTTCGTCCGACTTGTTCAAATAAATACACCAGAAAAGGGCGAGTGCTACTACAAAGAGGCGACGAACTACACGCACAATTTTCTAAAACTAAATGGCAAATCGAAACTCATACCTGATGCGAGATTAGATAGTTTCGACGAGTACGGCAGGGCACTAGGTTACTTGATAAATGGAAACCGAAATCTAAACTTAGAGTTGGTTAAGTACGGGTACGCAAAGCCTTATTTCTACAAGGGAATGAGGGGAAAGTATGCAAACTTAATCGAGAAATATGCTAGACAAGCAAAGGCAAATCGCCTAGGCTTATGGAAATGCAACGACAGGAGCGCACAATGGAACAAGAAGAGCAACTAAGTTGGTCAGAGTTAGCAGAGTTGACACACGAAACACAAGTAGATAAGTTTGGTTGGTGTATGTGTGAAGACACAGAGCCACACGAATACCCATATGGCGATTGCCCAAAGACAGGAGAATGAAATGAGTACAGAGCAACAGATTCAAAGCGCAATAGATAGCCTCAACGAGGCGATGAAGTTAATGAAAGAGTTGGGATTGATTACAGAGGGCGAAGAAGATGAGTGAGCCACAACTAAACGACCCGTGGTTCTATGACGAGTCAGACTTTATCCAATGCGACACTTGCTTTGAATGGTTTGACCACAACACTTATAACTCAGAGACTTGTTCGCAGTGTGAAGACGTGGTGACAAAATGAATAAAGAATTTCAAATTACATATGAAGTTAAGGGAATTCAAGTTGTTAAGGTGACGCTACCAGAGGGCACCGACGTACCCGCAAACTGGAACTCTCTGGACATTCAAGAGCAAGACGAATGGCTTTATGAACACGAGATTAAAACCGAAAAATATTACGAAGATATTCACTACTCTTTGCCCGCTTCTATCCTAGAAATACGCCACTTAAAGGCGGTAATTTAATGACGTTACCTGACCGAAGTTGGCACGCGAAAGGTAACTGCAACAACCACCCAGACCCAGACCTATGGCACTATGAGAACCCAAGGTTGTTAGACGAACAACAACTAGAAGTCTTGCGAAGTGTTCAGGCAATAGAGTTATGCCACACCTGTCCAGTCAGGCTTGATTGCTTGAAGCAAGGACTAGATGCAGAGAACCTAGAGTACACAGGCGGGCACGGTTCTATCTGGGGCGGGTTGCTCACAGTTGAGCGGTACTTACTCACAACTAAACACCCAAAACAGGTTCGAGTTAAGGCAGAGTCACGACATAGAGGGAATGTTAGACGAAAGATTGCTAGAATAGATAAATGAAAAAACGATTTATAATTCTATCAACTCTTGTTGCTATCGCGGTTATCACACCAGCAACCCACAACGTGGGTGTGCACGTGGACATTGAACCCAAGAAGCCAAAGGTTGTACAGACCAAGGCAACGATGGAAGAGAAGAAAGCCAACAAGGTAATGGCAATGAAGTTTGCCAAGGCAGGGTGGAACTGGGATAGAACTCAGCGCAAATGTGTTTACTCGTTGTTTATGAAGGAGAGTAAGTTCGACCACTTAGCCAAGAACCAACAGGGCAGTAGTGCATTTGGGATTGGGCAGGTATTGAAGGAGACAAGCAAAGACCCAGCGATACAGATACTCAACGCTTACAAATATATCAAGCACCGCTACGACACACCCTGTAAGGCGTGGTCACATAGCCAGCGCAGAAATTGGTACTGATGCTTGACTTACGAGGCAAGCCTATACTAACCTGTATTTGTGGGTGCAAGATGTTTGTGGTCACCGTAATGTGGGACGAAGAGACAAGAGAAGTAGGTTGGTACGATTTAAAGCAGGAATGCAAGGAGTGTGGGGCAATTAGCACCGCACCTACACCAATAGACTGGAGAGATGATGCCTAACTATGAGTACAGATGTCGTAAGTGCCACTCACTTACAATTATAAATCGCAAGATGGAAGAGCGAGATGATGAAGTTACTTGCCCTTGTGGGCAGGTGTCTAGTAGAATTTACAATACACCAGCGGTTCAGTTCAAGGGAACTGGATTCTATTCAACAGGAGGATAGTATGTGCACAGTATGTAAGAACGGTGGTTGCAGTAATTGTGAGCCACGCAATGAAACACTTCAGTTTGCTAGCGGTAAAGAGATAGAAGAATTCTATGACTCATACGGCGAATCACTCTGGGTAGACCCAGCAGAGTCAACGCCTGAGTCTTCCTGAGGGGCGTCGTCATAATCGCGGAATGGTTTGAACCCACCAATCTTGTTAATGAGTTTACGAATGGCACGCTTGTGGCGCATACGAACTGCATCTTCTGTACCCATATCTAATTCTTTTGCAATGTCACCGAACTCCATTGACTCTGCATAGCGTAGGAATAATACTTTCCTGTCATCCTTTGGCAGTTTCCAGAATGCGTAATCAACTTCAATCATCATAGCCATAAGGTTGCCACCCTCGTTAGGTGCAGATGGACGACCAGTTCTACCAAGGTTTAGTTTGTGGGTTACGCCCCACTCTCCACGCAATACAGGAGGCAGCAATGCCTCAACCATATCTGCTTCGTAAAAGAATAAATCGGTAGTCTCATAGCCACCAGACTTTGCTTTCCAATGGTTGCAATAATCTAAGGCTTGATTGCGTAGGCTACGATAGATAAGGTTCTTTGCATCCTTGTCGCCTATCTCTTCCCAAGCATCTAGTTTATTTGGGTGCTCAACAAACCACTGATATAAAGATTGTTTGATGTCTTCAATATCAACAGTCGGAGACTTACGAGAATACTCAGAGGCAACAGCATCAACAACATACTGCCAGCGTTCTATCCTTGCCCACTCAATCATTGAATCTTTGTCCCGTCCACTATCTTGAGGAAGGTGACAGGCTTCATCATCTTATTCTTGTTAGCAAACTCAGTTGTAACTGGCAACCACTTATCTTCCCACACAAGATTGTTCATCAAGTCAAGACGGAAAGACCACACACCCTCAGGTGTATAGTTAATGTAGTAAGGCGTCAGCCCAAGTTCAGCAGACTTAGTAATAAGGAAGTCATACTTCTTTTTCTCAAGCAACAACGTATCGTAATGTGTGTTGCGTGACTTAAGTTCAATGAACATTTTATACATATCTGTGATGCAATCGAAACCATCAAAGAGTTCTGGGGAGTGTACTAAGTCTGGGAAATGTTCTTCTTTGAGCCAGTCGAACAACTCCTGTTCTTTCATTCGTCCCACTTACCCCTTAACACTAGCAATCCAATGATTGCATAGTTAGCCATATCCTTGAAGGAGTCTTCTAAGGACTCGTGCTCAGGGCTTGCGCCACTGTCAATCAGATTGTTAATGCGTGCTAACTTATCGTGCATACGCACACGCAAGCCATTGATTGCACCGCCTGGTGCTTGTGAGATATTCTTCGGACCATAATCTTTATGCTTAGATAGAAGCAGTTCAGATAGTTCTTTACTTATGTTGGCAAGATTTACTTCGAGATGGAGTTCGCGTGCAACAACGGAATGGTTAGAGTCACTTGAAGGAAAGCCCCCTCTTTTTCGTACTTTGAAACCTTGAGACCCTGATTCACTAAGTGATTTATAATCTGCCATATCTCTTCACGCTCCGCCTTCGTTGTCATCTGGGTCCTCCGCTAGTAAGTTTTGTAAGTCTCGGTCAAAGTCCTGAAGTGCAGACCTGACAATCATATCTTCGACTAACTCATCTACTAGGTCGTAACCATTCTCACTAGCAAATAGTGTAACATAAGTAGATTGAGTTATCAGTTTAATCTGGTCAGGGTCGTTGGCATTATCGAACAAGAACCGAAGCATTGACCCTAGCATAAGTTTAAATCCAGAGGGCAACAGGTAGTACGGGTCAAACGTTTCGTCCTCTTCCAGATAGTGGTCTATCAAAGCAAACGAATCGGGAAAGGTTATGTTGCAGTCGTGGCAATGATTGTGGGGAGGAGTATCCTCAATGTTCATTTACACCCATCTTTTGATTGAAGTATTCAACACCGTCCTGCACGAACATTGAATTAACATCGTGTCCGTCGGGTAGTTGAATGATAGTAACTGGTAGTTCGCGGGCAAGACTACGGGCGAATTCCGTTCCAGGCTGGTCGCCATCTGCGAATACAAAGACCCTTTCAAAGTCCGCCAACAATCGTGTGTAATGCTTCTTCCAACTGTTCGCACCTGGTACTCCAACACAGGGAATCCCAACGCAAGCAGAAAGAGTAAGGGTATCCAACTCGCCTTCACAAACTCCAATAAAGTCACTGGCTCTCTCCACATCTAGCACATTATACATCTTGGTTTCAGCCCCAGTCATACCCATATACTTTGGTTCAACCGCAGGGTTTAAACTTCTAAATCTTAAATCAACTACGCCAGTCTTGGTAATGTAAGGGATAGATAACCTACCCTTGAATGCTTCGTGCCCTGTCTCAGGCTCCGCGACTACGCCTAATGACGCCAGACGTGCTACTTCCAGAGGAATACCTCTGCTTCTTAGGTAATCTTCCGCCTGATAAATGTTTTCCGCGTACCCTGCTGCTGCTTTCCCCAGTAATTCCTTCTGCAAAATGCTTTGCTTCATTGAA